GAGCGCGTCCATCTCCACGTTGCCGACTTCCTTCTCGTCGGCGCAGATGCTCTCCGCGTCCGCCTTGCTGATACCGTTCTTCTCCGCGTACTTCCGCGCTTCCTTGACGAGCATTCGCCGCTCGACGATGATGTACGGCTGGCTCTGTACGTCGCGGGAGTTGGGATTGCCGAACAGCACCTGCGTGTTCTGCAATACTTCGGTCTTTATCGCGCCCTTGCTTGGCTGACCCGTGGGAGCGTCCGCATCCCAATAGGTATACATACACCCGTCGCCGTCCACAGCCGCGTTGCGGGAGAACTCGCGGATAAGACCCGTCATTTTGTTATGCTCAAATATCGCCGAGTACTGGTCGTTCAGTATGCTTGAGAAGACCTCCACGGCCTCCGACGGCATATCGCTCGATGACGGCAGCGGTTTCGCGTTCAGCTTTAAGTTATCGGTCGTTATGTTCGCTACGCTGAACAGTACGACGCGCTTGAGGAAGTTGAACACGGGAGTCGGGAGTCCGTTAGACTTTACGCCTTCCCATTGCTTTCCAATTACGAAATTCTCGTTAACGTCAACGGTTTCGTAGAGGTCAATGCCGAGGTTGAAGTCAACGCCCTTCTGATACTCCCTCGCTACCTTTTCGGGGGTCATCTTCTTATCCATTCAATGCGCCTCACTTTCGTACCCACGTTCCGTTGCGGAAGCGGATGTCCGTCTGTATGACGGTCGCCGTAGCCGAAGCGGACTTGGACTTGTATATGATCCGCAGATATGTCGCTCTGCGGACGTGCAGCTTCACGCGCCGCACCTGCGGTTTGTTGTTGGTTCGGAAGCTCCAATGCGCGAAGTTGACGTGAGTGAAGTTCGCCATCGAGTACGCTATCTCGCGTTCTGGGTAATCGCTCCGTCTGTTATCCTCGACGGTCACGGTGATCCTCGCGCTCGTCTCCGGCTGAAGCGCAACGTAGAGGCACGGGTCGTACTTGATGAGATAATCCTTGCCCAAGTCCATAGCGCCCGTAACTGCGCGGCATTCTATCTGCTCTCCGTTGTCCGACAGATACACGCGGTCGAAGTGATAGAACCGCCCGTCGTTGCCGAAGCCGTAAGTCTGCGTCTCCGTCTCTATCGGTACGCTGAACGGCAGGTCTTTGTAGATGTACCAAGTATCGTTGCCGTAGTTGAGTATCAGCGCCGTGTCTCCGCAGACGAACCAGAACTCATGTTCGCGCTTGAGGTTGTACGTCCGTATATCCGCTGCGGGCATCTCGCCGATGGTCTTGACGGCGCGGTCGCTGATGCGTTCAAGGTTGTTCTCTATCGCGCTGACGTACCCACTTCGGTTCGTTACCCATCTGTACGCAGAACCCGCGTCTATCGTGACGGGGCTGTTCTCAAGTATCTTTGCCTGCCCCGGCGCTTCGTTGCCGAATGCGCGGTTGACGGGCGTGGTATAGAACGCCGCCGTCAGAGTGCCGTCTTCAAGCGTGATGTTGCCGAACTGTATACTGTATGTGCTGTTCGGCTTGAACGCCATGAGGCGGGAGTAGTGACGGACGAGCGAGGTTATCGGCGTGTTGCTCTCGCCGACAGCCACTTCGTAGAGGTCGGGGAAGTATTCCGCGCTTGGCTTGCCCGTCGCGTAGGGTATGCCGGAATATATTGCCTTGTTGCTCCCGTCGCCGTAGAGGAATACTCGCGTGTCCTGCGCTCCGTTGAACAGTTCGCTGAACCGCATATTCGTCACTTGCGTAGCGTAGGACGCGGACGCGGAGTATTCTATCTCAAGCGTGTTCGTTCCTGCGGCGGGCGGGGGAGTTATCGTTACTACGCCCGTAGTGGTGTTCGCCGTCCAACCCGTAGTCAGCGCCGTGCCGTTCACGGTTACGCTGTTGACCGACGCAAGCCCCTTTTCGGGCAGATGGAAGTCTTCGCTTGGAGTGCTTGCGCCGTCGGGGGAGAACAGTACGCGGCGCTTCGCCGTGAGTCGGTTGATAGGTTCAAGCAGAGTGCCGTCACCCGCAGGTGAGGTTGCCGTCTGGACGAGCGGGATATACCCGTCAACTGCGGCGAACTGATGATTGACGTTACCATCCCAAGACCAATACAGACCCGCGCCGAGCATATACGCTTTGTCACCAAAGCCAAAGAAATGCACCGTATTGACGGCATCGTCGTCGGGTAGCGCACCAAGCCACGATACCTGCTGTGAGTCTACGTTCACAAGCATTATCAAGCCTGCGTACACGCAGAGTATGCGCACCTTGCCCGCTACCTCGCCACGCCACGCGCCCTGCACAACGCATTCGTCGCGCTCCCACACGGGGTCGTCTCCCAAAACCTCCTCACAGTATTCTTCGTAGGAGGAATACAAATCTATGACCGCTTTCGTTCCGGGGCGTATCTGCAAGTGTCCGTCCTGCGTGATGCGGAAGTTCCGCATATACGCCAACTCGCCGCGCTTGAGTACGGTGTCTCCGTCGGGGTTCTCGTTGAGGCCGAGGAACTTTTTGATGCTTATTATCTGTTCAGTTGCCATCTCAACCTCCGTAAGTTACATAGCTGTCGTCAAAGTCGCCGCCCGTCATTTCGTCATCGTAGTCGGCGGCTTCGTCGTACCAATCGTCGTTTACAACCTCGACCGCCCGCTCCGCCTGCAACACGCGGGTCGCACAGAAGTAGCGAAGAGCGTCGCAGATGTGGGTTATGTCGTGAGGCTGCGTGGCGCAATCGGACGGGTTCTTCTCGTCGTGCTGAATAAGCTGAATGTTGCGGATCAGACCCTTGCATTCCTTCGTGACGAGCAAGCCCGGTCTGTCGTTGTCGCCGTTCATCGGCTTGAGCATTTCCTTGACCGCCATCCATCCTTGTATGCGGTTGTTGGACGCTTTCAGCAATCCGACGCCGTTCTGCGCGAACACTTCCGCCATGCTCTTGCCGCTGTCCTTCTGTCTGTTCCACATATCGGGAGGGGCAATCGTGAACTCTATCTGCTCGTTAGGCGGGGTAAGTGCAAGCGCCATCTCCGCCGCTTCGCTGACTATGAGGTCGCTCTGCTGTACTTCGCGGTACACATAGCACCGTCCGTCGAAATCCACCGCTATCCATAGGCAGGCGAACATATCAAGACCGTAGTCGAATGCGCGGTACTTCTTCCATTCGGAGGGTACTCGCACGAACGGGTCGATAACGTGGGTGTCCGTGTGGAACTCGTTGAAGTACGTTCCCGCAAGCGCGTTCCAATCGCCGTAGCGCCATGCCCTCCGCACGTCTTCGGGGAGCAGGTCGAGCATCTGCTTGTATTCGGGCGAGGCTTCAAGTAGCTGCGGGTTATCGTCAACGGTCGCCGCTATGAACGTGTAGTCCTTTTTGTTTTCGCCCTCGTTGTATTCGCGGTCGATGAACAGACGCTTGACCCATGCGTGGCCTATGCCGCCGGGGTTGCAGGTAAGGTACATTCGGCGCGGTACTTTCGTCGCGCCTCGCAGACAAGCGCCGAGAGTACGGAACTGTGACTCCGTGAATTGCGTTGCCTCGTCTATGAATATCCAGTCGTATTCCTGCAATTGTGTTATCGCAGGGGCTTTTTATCCTCTGCTTCTTATGGTTTCCCATAAGTTCAGCATATCTTTTCAACCCGTAAGGTTGTCGCGGCCTCGTGGCGGGATTATATCTTTTCACCCGCTATGCGTTGCGGCTGGCGTAACTCTGCTACGCCTTCACCTCTGATTAGCTTGCTTTCCCACGCTGCCACATATGAGAAACGTTCTCGCGTAACGAAATCCAACGGCAGTTTTCGGGGCAATAGTCCTTGTCGGGATCTATGCGGTCTATCGACATGGCGTCGCCCTTGCTCTCTCCGTCGGCGGGGTCTTTATAGCCGTGGTTGTATGACCACTCCCTAAACGTCAGATAGTCGCGCCATTCCTCGCAGAGCTTGACTCCCTTACCGCCGTACCACTTGTATAGCTTATAGTTTTGGTTGTCGCATCTCTGCTTGATACCAATCCAAATGTTATACAAGCGTTCTTTGTCTGCGTAGCCGTGCGTTGTGTGATTAGCCGCCCCGACCTCTCTGCGGTAACAACCACACGATACCGTCCGACCGCCCCTCAACGCTCCTGCCTCTGCCACAGTTACACATCCGCACTTGCAAGCGCACTTGTAATAGATGTGGCCTTTCCGCTTGTGGTCAAACGACAAGACCGTGAGCCGCCCATAGACGTTGCCGATTTCGTTTCTCATATGTACCCTCCTCAGGATATTTTGTAGTGGGGAAGTTTAGCCTTCCAGATTTTCTCCGCGATTGTTCAATGCGCGTTACCGCGCAAGGGGGCAAGGAAATTTACCCTGATACTCTATATCATCGTTCGCGCCGTAATGCCCGAACTTGATGATTGAGCCGTTCCAGAACGTCATCATGCGCATCGAGCCGTTGTATGTCGCAAGGTCAGCCGGAACCATCTTGCGTATCGGTATGATGATGCTCTGTTCCAATTCGGGGTACTCACGGCGGACTATCAGTATTCGCAGATTGGCTATGTGCATCGCGCCGCCGACAGCCTTGATGCGGAGGACGTGGGTCTTGCCGCCGCCTCTCGCGCCGCCGTAGGCTATGTATCGGGAGCGGGCTTGGCAAAACAGCTTCTGCTTCGGGTTCAGTTCGCCGAAGTCGATTTCCGGCAGGGTCTTGCCTTTGGGCTGTTCGTTTTCAAACACATAGTCCGTCTTCGCCGTCGCGCCGTTCTTGACGGCCTTGCTGTCTCGCGGCGTCGTGGCTTCGGGATGTTCGGCAAGATACTCCTTGCGTTTGTTTCTTGCGTATTCGCGCTGCCACTCCCTCGCCGCTTCTATATCTTTGCGGGGCATATCATTCCTCCTATGGTCGGGAGTTTATGGAGTCAATTATCCGTATATCCAACGTATATACGGATAACTCGCCCCATAAGGGGAAAGGGCGAGTACGCAGAGGTACTCGCCCTTTGGTTGGGGCATTAGTAGTCTTCAGTTCCCTCGATGCCGACGCAGCCGTCCTTCGTGCCGACGCAGCGGAAGACCTGACCGCTGGTAAGGGTGACGGAGGAGGAGTAATCCTGCGCGGTGGTGGAGCTGCGCGGATCAGTACCATCGACCGTGTAGCGGAAGGTCACGCCGCTGACGGACGTAACGCTGACGGTGTGAGTGGACTTGCTGATAGACGGAGCGGAGAGGACGGCGGCGGAAGAACCCGCGACGCCGATACCGACGTTCTTCGCGCCAAGCACGAAGCTGTCATAGTACGCAAGACCCTGCACGACGGGGCCGGAATAACCGACGGCTTTCTCGATAACGTCGTACTTCGCCAGCTTAACGGGGTCTTCGGTGCAGCCCTTGCTCTTGATGATGAAGTAGACGTTGGCGGGGAGATAGGAGGTCGGAACGACGACGACCTTCATGCCGTCGAACGTGCCGACAACGCCCTTCTCGATGGCCTTCTCGTTGTAAGACCCGGCGTTGATGCCGACTACCGCGTCAGCCTGCTTGAGCAGGGGATAGTAGGTGTAGCTGATGAACAGCGTGAGGTTGGAGTCGGGAACGAGGTTGTCGCCCATCTTGCCCTTCAGCTTCATGATGTCCGCGACGATGGTGTTCTTCGTCGGGGCATTAGCCATCTGCTCAAGGGTAGCGCCGCCCATGACCCACTTCTTGAGGCGGTACTTGTCCATAGTGGGGATAAGAACCTCGTCAAGCTCCATGCGGAGGAACTTGCCCGCAGCGGCGTCGATGGCGATGTCGCTGTTGTCGAGAGCCTCAAGGTGACCCGTGAAGGACGGGTCCTGCGTGCAGAGCATCTCCTGCGTGGTGTAGGTCACGTCGCCGACAGAGCCGTAGCGGGTAGAGCCGCGACCGTAGTCAACGAGGGGAACGGTGTTCATCGAATAGATGCGGACGGCACGAGCGCCCGTGAAATCGTAGTTGTGTCCGGCGGCAGCGTCGGTCACAGAAGCAAGATGAAACCTCTCGGCTATCTTGCTCTGATACTTGGTAGTGTAATCGAGAGCCATTTATAGCATCCTTTCTGTATGTGTAGTTATGCGGCGAAAGGATGCCCTCGTCAGCCTTTAGAGGCTGTTCCACCCCTCCATGAAGGGGTCTTTGGATGCGGTGTCCGCTCCGGCAGACTTCATGCTGCCCGTGGATTTAGCCGCGTTCTCGCTGTTCTTGGTTTCGGTCTTCGCGGCAGCTTCGGCGGCTTTCTGCGCCGCCTGCGCCTGCTGTACCGCCCATCGGGAGTACGCCCCCGTGAGCGACAAGCGCCCGCTGTTGACTTCCGCCCACACAGCCTCCGGGATGGCTTTCGGGTCATTCTTCGCCTTTTCAAAGACTTCGGGGAAACTGCGCTTGAACTCCGCAAGGTCTGCCTGCACTTTGGCCTGCGCCTGCGTCTGCGCGTCAGCTTCCTCTTTCTGCGCCGCTTCCTTCGCGGCGACAGCCGCCTCGCGATCCTCAAGCTCAACGGCACGGCGGGCTTCTTCCTCGCTCATGCCGCCGTTCATCTTCGTCTCGCGGCGGATATAGGCAACGTAGTCGGATACGCTCATGCCCGCCTGCTTGGCGAACTGTGTGAACATATCCATCACGGGTTTCGCTTCGTCGTACTTGCCGCGTACACGGTCGTAGTCGAGCGCCTTCTGGAGCAGTTCGGGAGTGACCTCACTTGCCTTCATCGTGCGCGGTTCGCCCATGTACTTCAAATCCCACGAAGGTTCTTCCGCGATTGCGGGAGCTTCGGCTTCGGCTTCGGGCTTGGCTTCTTCGGCGGGTTTGTCTTCCGCGCTTTCAGCGGCCTTGCCTTCGGCAGCGGCTTCGCTCTCCTTGTCCGCCCCTTCGTTCGTCGGCTTTTCTTCCTGCGGGTCGGCAGAAACTTCGCTGACAGAGGCGTCGTCCCATCCCTCAAGGAACGCATCCTGCTGGTCTGCGGTCTGTTCAATGATCTCCGGGTTATCCATTATGAAATTCCTTTCCGGCTATGGTCTGCCGTTATATTTCAAGGGCGGGTATGCCCTCGCTCACTTAATAAACTCCCCAACCCCAGCGGGAGAACCATCCGTACTCTATCCCGCCGTCGTATTCGTCGATGATGCTCTCTATCTCTGCGGGGATGTGTGCCTTCGCCTCGTTCAGCGTGCGGTAATACGCCTCGCGGAAACTCATGGCGCGGTCGGGGTCAAGGTTCAGCAGGAAGTGCCAAGCCAAGTAGTACGGCAGCACCGTCCTGCATATGTAGGGGTCGAGGAACAGTTCGTCGTCAAAAGACTCTATGTCCTC